AAGTGTGTAGTGTTACCTTTAAAATTATTATTTACTGAAGAGTGTATAGGTATAAAATAATATGGGAATGATGGATGGTGGATTAAACTTTCAAGACACTTGCTATAAATGTGAGTGTAGTAAACATGGTGGTAGTATGAGAAGGTATATTCAAGATAGGAACACAAAGATTTGTGATAACTGTTATGAAGAACATGAAAATAAAACTGAATATGTATATGCTAAGGAGTTAAAATAATGACAGATAAATCTTTATTAAAAGAATATAAATCTACAATCTCTGATTTAACAAAAGAGAAACAAGAATTAAATGATACTATCAATCAAAAGGATAGTAAGATTAAACAAATTCTAATACAATTAGAACAGGCTAATAATGATATTCAATCTATGGGTTCTAAGATAGGTGAACTTCAGGAAAAGCTGAACAAGAAACAAACTATTAAACTAAACATCGATAAGAAAATAGAAGAGATGCTTGAAAATAAAGTTGAACCAAGTGTTGACACCGATGATGAAGTATGATAGTTATACAATAATAATTAACAATAACAATAAAGGAAATACATATGGCAATAATTGAAGGCACAGCTTACTGGGCTTCTCTGACACGACCAAACGAAAAGTTTGAACCTATGTGGAGAATTGATTTAGCAGTTGATGACGCAACAGCCGAAGACTTTAAGAGTCAAGGAATCTCTGTTGGTGAAACTGTAATTGATGAGCAAACAATATCTAACATAGTTAGATTTAAAAGAAAAGTATCTAAAGCTAATGGTGATAAGAATACACAACCAACATTAGTTGATGGTGCTAAACAACCACTCGATAAAATAGTTGGTAATGGTAGTAAGGTTAAAGTAATGTACAGACCTTATGACTGGAACTTCAAAGGTAAGAAGGGAAAGGGCTTGGACTTACAAGCTGTACAAGTTATGGACTTAATCGAGTATACACCTAAAGAAGACTTTGATATTGAAGATTCTAGTGGTGCAGGTGTTGACATCAAGGAAGATTTTTAGTATAACATCTATGAAGTGAAGGACATATAGTGTGTCATCATTTTTTACTCCTGAAAGAAGTCGGCTTGTAGTAGAGTCGGCTTCTTTTTTTTTGAATTAATTAATCATAAGGGCGACTATGGAAGAAATAAATAAAAATGGATTTGTAAAGTTTCACTTACCCTGTCCACTATGTTCAAGTAGTGATGCAGTATCTGTGAATGCAGACAACTCTGCTTATTGTTTTTCCTGTCAAGAATACATAAGGGAATACGATATGGAATTACAACCAACAACGAATAGTAATAATGAGTATGAAGTAAAAGACTATATGAAAGAATCTAACTATGCAGAAATTATAGATAGAAATATTTCAGAACAAACTTGTAAGAAGTTTGGAGTGACAGTTAAGATGGATAACATGGGTACTATAACAAACCATTACTATCCATACCATGATACGCAAGGTGCAAAGATTGCGACTAAGACTAGATACACAAAGTTAAAAGAGTTTAGTATACAAGGTAATACAAAAAACTCTGGGCTGTTTGGTGAACATCTTTTTTCTAAAAACAAATACTGTATAATAACTGAAGGTGAGTTAGATTGTTTATCAGCTTATCAGATGATGTTAAAAGGAAACTACCACACACCAGTAGTTAGTATTAAGAATGGTATCTCTTCAGCAGTAAAAGATATTAAGACAAGTTTAGAATGGTTAGAAAATAATTTTGATAATGTCATTATAAATTTTGATAATGATGAACAAGGTAGAGTAGGTGCAATGAAAGTTGCAGAGTTATTTTCACCAGGAAAATGTAAGGTCATGCATTTACCTGAAGGATTTAAAGATGCTTCAGATTGTTTAACAAAAAATAAAATACAAATATATAATAAAACATTTTGGGATGCTAAAGTATTTGCACCAGATGGTATTATAAATGCTAATACATTATTAGATGCTGTACTAAAACCAATTACTAAATCATTTGTTCAGTATCCATTTGAAGGTTTAAATAAAATTACTTATGGACTAAGACCTTCAGAGTTAGTTACCTTTACAGCAGGGTCTGGACTAGGTAAGACTCAAGTAATGAGAGAGGTAGTACATCACATTATAAAATCAACTGAAGATAAAATTGGTTTGTTAATGTTAGAGGAGACACCAGTTATAACTTCAAAAGGTTTGATGAGTGTTGAAGCTAATCAAAGATTACACTTGCCAGATGTTCATGTTAGTAAAGACGAAATGAAAACTTACTTTGATGCAACAGTAGGTACTGGTAGAGTATTTATGTTTGACCATTTTGGTTCTAACTCTATTGATAATATTGTTTCAAGAGTTAGGTTCTTAGCTAAAGGTTTAGATTGTAAGTATATAGTCATTGACCATATAAGTATTATTGTATCAGACCAACAGCATGGTGATGAGAGAAGAGCATTAGATGAGATTATGACTAGACTTAGAACACTTGTTCAAGAGACAGGAGTATCTATGATAGTAGTATCACACCTTAGAAGACCAGATGGTAAAGGACATGAGGAAGGAGCAGCAACATCACTATCACAATTAAGAGGTTCAGCTAGTATAGGACAGCTAAGTGATATGGTTATTGGGCTTGAGAGAGACGCACAGAACGATGACCCTGATATAAGGAACACCACTAGGATAAGAGTATTAAAGAATAGATTCTCAGGTATAACTGGTCCTTGTTGTGATTTAAGGTATGATATAGATACTGGTAGATTAACAGAGGTAAAGTCAGATGACTTTTAATAAAGTTATATTTGATATAGAAACAACCATGACTGCTGATAAGATATGGTGTATTGTTTGTAAACACAATGACACTTACTATCAGTTTAGAGAAGATAACTTACATAGGTTTGAAGAGTTTATAAAACAAACTGAAGAAGTAATAGGTCATAACATATTAGGATTTGATATACCAGTTGTCAATAAAATATTTGGTTATGATTTGTTTGCTAACTGTAAGAAGACAGATACATTAGTACTATCTAGATTATTAAATCCAATGATAGAAGGTGGACACTCATTAAAAAATTGGGGTACTAAGTTAGGACAAGCTAAGATACCATTTGAACAATTTGATTTTTTTACTGAGGAGATGCTAACATATTGTAGGAATGATGTAGAGTTAACAGAAAGATTATATAAGTTTTTAATTGCTAAGACAAAAGACTTTGGAAAATCAATAGAGTTAGAGCATAAGGTTGCAGAGATAATTCAGAAACAACATGATACAGGATTTAAAATAAATGTTATTGATGCTTATGAATTACAATGTAAGTTTCAAGAAGATATGAATGACCTAACAACTAAGGTAAGAAAAACTTTTCCTCCTTTAAAAGTAGAGACAGAGTTTATACCTAAGTCTAATAACAAAGCAAGAGGTTATGTAAAGGGAGTACCCTTTACTAAAGTTAAATACAAAGAATTTAATTTAGGTTCAAGGCAACAGATTGCTGAACGATTAATGTTACTTGGGTGGAAACCTAAGAAGAAAACAGATAAAGGTCATGTGATTGTTGATGAGAAAGTATTATCTAAAATACATAATATACCTGAAGCTAAATTAATAAACAGATACTTAATGCTACAGAAAAGAATTGCTCAAGTCAGTTCTTGGATAGAAGCTATTAAGGAAGATGGTAGAGTGCATGGCAAAGTTATTACCAATGGAACAATAACAGGAAGGATGAGCCATCAGTCGCCCAACATGGCTCAAATTCCTGCTGTGTACTCTCCTTATGGTAAAGAATGTAGGGCATTATGGACAGTAAACAAAGGTTATAAATTAGTAGGTGTTGATGCTTCAGGACTTGAGTTGAGGATGTTAGCACACTACATGAATGATAAGGATTATACACATGAAGTCGTTAATGGAGATATACACACTACAAATCAAATTGCTGCTGGTTTGGCATCAAGAGATGAAAGCAAAACTTTTATATATGCATTCATCTATGGAGCAGGTTCAAAAAAAATCGGAAGTATCATTGGAGGTTCGGAAAGAGATGGTGAAAGAATTAAAGAAAAATTTCTTAGAGCAACACCAAGTCTTAGAAGCTTACGAGAAAAGGTGGAACGAATTGCTAGTAGAAGATGGGTCAGAGGACTCGACCAAAGAAAAATAATAATAAGATATCCTCATGCAGCATTGAATACTTTACTTCAAGGAGCAGGTGCAACTGTTATGAAGTATGCGTTGACATTGCTAGAGGAATATGTTAAGATAAAACAAATCAAAGCACTACCAGTAGTGAATGTACATGATGAGTTTCAATACGAAGTCGAAGAGAAAAGAGCAGATGAGTTTGGAATGTTAGCAGTACAATCTATTGTAGATGCAGGTAAACAATTAAATGTAAGGTGTCCACTAAATGGAAAATATAAAATCGGAAACAACTGGTCAGAAACACATTAGTACTTTAGCTACAGACATTAAACATTTAATATCTGAAATATCTAATGGTAAACCTGCCAACATGACAGAAGAAAACATGGATGTATTCTTAAAGAATATTAAAGAAGCTATGTTAGCTTGGAATACTCCACCAGTAAGAACAGATAAAGAAGGTAAGCTTAGAATGTCAGTACTAGGTAAACCTGCTAGACAATTATGGTATGATAAACATAGTCCTAAAGATAGAAAAGATGAAGATGCAGGATTAAATTTAAAATTTTTATATGGTCATATCATTGAACACTTAGTACTTTACTTAGCTGAACTTGCAGGTCATAAGATAGAAGACCAACAAAAGAAAGTAGAGATTGATGGTGTGACTGGACATATAGATAGTAAGATTGATGGTGAGATATGTGATGTTAAGTCTGCTTCACCATTTAGTTTTAAAAAGTTTCAGTCAGGTGAGATAGTAGGTGATGACCCCTTTGGTTATCATGCCCAGTTATCAGGATATGAAACAGCTATGGGTACTAAAGCAGGTGGTTTTCTAGTTGTTGATAAATCAAGTGGTGATATATGTTTTTATAAACCTGAAGACATGGCTAAACCTAATGTTAAATCTTTAATTAAAAATTTAAGAACTACATTAGAACAAGATACACCTCCAGAAAAATGTTATGAATTTAAAACAGAAAAGAATGGTAACAAAACTTTAGCTACTGGTTGTATGTTTTGTCCTCACAAATGGGAGTGTCATTCTGATGCTAATGGGGGTAAAGGTTTAAGAGTATTTAAATATTCTAATAAGAATGTTATGTTAGCTGAAGTTGTTAAGCAACCTAATGTAGATGAAATTACAAATCAATACAAGGAACAATTAAAAAACTATGGAAAAAGAACTAGTACACAAACATCTGTTAATTAAAGCAGAGGTACAAAATCCTCCAACAGATGAAGAACAAACAATTAATTGGATGAAAAAATTAATTGATAAAATAAATATGAATATACTTGCAGGTCCTTATTCATCTAAGGTTTCTAAAAAAGGAAACAAAGGATTAAGTGGTGTTGCTATTATAGATACTTCTCATATTAGTATTCATACATGGGATGAAAAACAACCTGCATTAATTCAGTTAGATGTTTACTCATGTAAAGAATTTAAAAAATCAGATGTCATAGATTGCTTAGATGATTTTAATCCTGTAACTGTTGAGTATAAATACTTTGATAGAGAAACAAATTTTATAGAAGTTAAATAATGAAATGTTTTATTTGCAATGGTGATGTACTTTGGGGTAATGACTTTGATGCTGAAGATGTGTATGATACTGATGACTATTTATTTGTAAGTAATTATAGTTGTAGAGATTGTAATGCTTCATATGAAGTATGTCATGGAAAAAAAGAATGAAATATTTAATTATAATTATTTTAATAACAGGATGTGTAAAGAGTGA